GCGACCGCATGCACACCGCCGAAAACGGTGAGCAAGAGCGCGACCGTATGCACACTGCCAAGGCAGGTGCCGATGGCGACGGTTTCTCCCGCTGGGCTGGTCAGGAAGATGGTTACGATCAAGTTTCCAACATGGACCAGTATGATGACGGTGCAGAGGATTATCCCGAGCCCAACCGTCCTGAAGTGTCCAAGGGCACTGACCCCTATGGTCGCAAGGAAAGCGCCACCAAGATCCCTGTGGAGACCGAGGAAGGCCCTGACAACGAAGTTTTTGCCGTTGGCATGACTAATGTCATGAGCGATAAGAACATGCGTGTGCTGCGTCAGAAGTCTTCCGACGCTCGCGCCAAGTCCGTGGGCACACACAACCTGCTCTATGCTGAGCCGGAAGCCGACGAGATGACCACCGAGGATGGCGTAACCACCGCTCGCAAGAGCATGAACGCTGACCGCACCGTTGAGCACGCTGAGTACGAAACCGGAGATATCTCTGGTGAGGCCAGCCTGGAGTCTCTGCGTGAGGAAATCGGTGATGGCAAAAAGTCCAAGAATCGCCAGCTGACCCCTGGTGCTATGGACGACACCGACACCCCCGGCGAGATCGTTGGCCCCGATGGCGCCTACGCTGAGTCCTACAAGGGTGAGCCAAAGTCCAAAGCCAAGCAGCTGACCCCCGGCGCCATGGATGAGGTGGATGAGGCCGCTGAGACCGTTGGACCTGGCGGTGCATTTGGCGAGGCTTCCCTGGGCAAGCTCCGTGAGGACATCGGCGATGGCAAGCCTTCCAAGGCCAAGCAATTGAAGCCTGGCGCTATGGACACCGTAACCGACCCTGCTGAGATTTCAAAGAAGTCCGGTGGTGTGTATGCTGAGGAGCACGGTGAGAAGAAGGACCCCTACACCAAGACCGGTTTCGGCTCCACCTATGAAGAAGGTGAAGGCGATGACGGTGTGGATGAAGGCGAAGAGAGCTACAACGAGCTTTCTACTGACCACTGCGACATGAGCTACGGCAGTCCCATGCGCTCCATGAGCAGCATGGACCGAGGCATGGACATGTCCTCCATGTATGAGGAGCTCATGAGCCTCAAGCAAAAGTACGCTGAGCTTGAGAATCGCAACCGCAACGACAAGATGAACTTCCGTCGGATGCAAATGGCCGAAGCCATCGGACACATGTACACCGAAGGTCGTCTGACCGACGGCATCATGCCCGAGCAGGAGCTTCTCTCCTATGTTGAAGGTCTGGAGTTTGGCACCCTGGAATTCTCCGAGGGCGAAACTGCAGCAACCAAGCTGCTGAACCTCCTGAGCAAGCTGCCCCCGATGGTTTCCTTCGGTGAGGTTGCTGGTGGAACCTTCCAGTATTCGGAAATGGAAGACCTGGACCCGCACTCAAAAGCCCTGCGCATGGTTGAAGAGTCCGGTGGTGAGCTCGACTACGTGGAAGCTCTGAAGAAGACCATGTTCAACTGAGGTAGTTATGGATCTTCTTAGCCTGGTTGGAATGGCCACGAAGAGAAGGTCCGACTACTTCTCACAGGCCAAAACTCTCGCTCGAAAATACAAAGAGCAGCCGATTCTGGAAGAACGGATGAAGGCAGAGTCCCTTGGCCTTGTGAAAGGGTTACGCGACAAGCTAATGAAGTGGGGTGAGTACGAGAGAACAATCTTGGACAAAACCATTGTTTCTGCTCTTGCCGCGTGTATCCTTGGCATCAAAGAAGAAAAAAAAGACCGGAAGCTGGAGAAGTGTTGGCCCATTATCGTGGGTGACATGCTCCCGCCTCTTACTAAATTTCTGGCAGAGACCAAAGAATATATCGATTCTGGTGTATTGCGCCTCGGAGACCAGACTGTAGACTTTGCTGACTACAATCTGCTCGGTGCAGTTCCCGGAGCAATCGATCTCGATGCTGATGTGCTCGAAGGAGTCAATCCCGAAGAGGAAGGAACCCTTGAGGCAACACAGCGGAGAGCCCAAGGCCGTAGCTGGCCTGCCCTGGCGGATCGCGTATCCCGTTATCTCGCAACCCCTACTTTCTCTTTTTACAACCTCGGCGAATACATGGTGGCCCAAGACATGGGTTACAAAGAAATGCGCCGAGTGGCTCGTGAAGATAAGAAGACCTGCATTGACTGCCGTAATTATGATGCCCAAGGTTGGGTGCCTATCGGTGAAATGCCAATGCCTGGTAAAGGTTGCCGATGCTATGACCGGTGCCGCTGTTACCTTGAATACCGTTAAGGGTAAAACTGCTTACTGCAACTAGGTAACAAACAAGTCCTAGAGCAACCAACTACATTGAAGTCTACTATTTGAGGACAAGACTATGGCAACTAATGCTGCACCTGTGTACGGCAAACAGTATATCCGTTACGCAGAAACTTGGGAGGCGGCCGTTGACACCCAAGGTGGTGCCATCGGTACTGTGGAAATCGGCGAACTGCGTGCCGTTAGCTACGCTACCTGGGCTGGCCCCAACGTGGCTGCTGCCGGTGACGCTTTCACCGTGGCCCCTACTACCATCTGTGGTGTGAACCAAGCCTACATGCCTTCCGCTCTGGCTCAGCCTTACACCGCTCGTCAGCTGACCGTGGCTACCTCTGGTCTGCTCCTGGTTGAAGTGGATCCCACTTCTGCTGTGATCGGTCTGAACACCCAGCTCCAGATCAACCTGCTTGGTCAGGCTACCGCCGCTGGCACCCCTGTATTCATGGACGGCACTCAGCCCCTGATCCGCGAGAACGTGGACATCGGTGGCCGCCGCCTCGTGCTCGTCAGCTTCGCTTGATAAGCGCTAACTAACAGCAAGCTGGGCATTCTTCGGAAGTAAGTCCCAGCCCTGTGTGCACACATTTGAAGACAAAGACTTCGGAGACTTCCTCCCATGATGAACCTGCAACAAACCTATGCAGGTGTAGATCCTATTCTGACTACACTTGCACAGGGTTTCATGCTCCCGGCGACCAACATCGCCAACTTTATTGCCCCCGTAGTTGACACCCCGACCCGTGCTGGCCGGATCCTGCGCTTCGGCAAGGAGCAATTTGCCATTAACGACTTCCGTCGTGCGTATGGCACCAACATTCCTTACGTTCAAAGCCGTTACGACTCGGAGCCCTATGCTCTCGAGCAAGAAGTGGTGGCTTGGGAACTGCCGGAAGAAGTAATCGAGAACGCCGGTGAAGGCCCCGCTCAGGTTGACCTGCGTGCGATCGAAACTCGCAACGCAATGTCCCGCCTGATGAACGCCTATGAGTACACCGTATCTCAGGCTGTTACCGTAACCGGTACCTACAACCCCTACGAGCCGAACAGCGGTGTTGGCACCCAGGACGGTCTGGGCTTCACCAGCTGGACCACCTTCAACTCTGCCTACGGCACTGCTTCTGGTCCTTCTGCTTGGTCCTCCCTGACCTCCAACCCGATCGAAGACGTTCTGACTCTGAAGCGCTCCGTCGCTAACCAGATCGGTATCCGTCCTAACTCGATGGTTGTTGGTACTGCTGTGTTCGACCAGCTGCTGACCAACCAGGCGATCCTTGAGCGCATCAAGTACACCACCGCCGACAGCATCGACACCGACATGCTGGCCCGTTACTTCGGTCTCGAGCGCGGTCTGCGTGTGGCTGAGGGTCGTTATCTGGCCACCGATGGTCAGCTGATGCCTGTGTTCCCTGAGAATGGCATCCTGCTGTTCTACAGCCCGAACGGTCCTTCTGATTCCGTGATGCCCGCTGGTGGCGCTAACGCTGCTACCCCTGCCTTCGCTTACACCTACCAGCTGACCGGCACCCCTGCCGTTCGTCCTGAGTACTACATCCGTGAGCGTCGCGTGGTCCGCGCTGAAATCACCGTTGAGCGTGTGGTTAACCTCGTGGGTCTTGGTGCTACTGGTCTTATCGGTTCTGGCGCGATGATCACCGACATCCTGTCCTGATTAGGAAGGAAATTAAGGAGGTGTTATCATGGCTATTCTTCGTCCATTGACTAAGGCGCAGTACGAAGTATCCTTCACTGCGATTGGCGGACCGACTTTTACAGCGGTCTTCACACAATTTAGTGGAATCAATGATTCCTCAGACAGCAGCACCTACGCTAACGGCACAGGCAACCGTCTGTTCCACGTTGTCGGTCCCCGGACTGCAGACAATGTTACATTGACTGCTCCGTATGATCCGACCATCTTTAAGACTCTCGAACAGTTCTGGCTGGATTACAATTGTAATCCCATCACCATCACCATCACCCCTCGTGATTGTTCCGGTGAAGGCTCCGCTCCTGCTGGCGGTCAGTACATCTGCTACGAGTGTCAGTTTGTAAGCATCACCACTGCTGACGTTGATCGCGAGAGCGGCGATGTTCAGACTATCGAGACTGAATTCACGGTAAATTACTGGGAAAGAGTCTAAACTATTGGGAATGCTTACCCCGTTACATCAACCCTCGCTTCGGCGGGGGTCTTTTTGTATGTGGGGTAAAACCATCATAACGTGGGATAGTTATCAGTCGTATGGCAAAAACGACATTTTCAAGTGGGGTTATTGTCACCAGCCAGTGGCTCAATGGCGCCCAGCAAATCTATTTTGACGGGCAAGACCTCGACTGGCACTATCCGCCGCTCGGCCTAAACTCGCTCGTGCGCACAGGCCCCAATGGTCTTGATGTCGCCTATGTTACCCTAACCACAGACCAACCCGAGCTGAATAGCAACGGGTTGCTCATCTCCGGTGCTCCTATTTCCGGTAGTAAAACAGTTACCGGTGTGTGGAACTTCGGTTATGACCCGCTCCAGGTTGGTAACCCTGCTAACATTCGGGATAATGCCCCCAAGAGCTACACAACCAACGACAAGTTTGAGTATGCGAACGGTATTCCCACACCGGACGCCCAGCAAAAATTTGACGCCCTTGACTCCCCCGACTTGGTAACCAAAGAGGTTCTGGACCAGTGGGTGAACTTCCTGTTTGAGAACCTGGAACTTGATAACGGCGTTTATTACTCCGCATCCAACCCTGCCTGTCAAAACTATAGTGTTGGGGGCGGAAACTCTGACATTATTTGCCCCGCCTAAGGAGGTTGAACCATGGCGCGTTACGCCCCCCTCCCTAGTGTCAACATCGACCCCCGCAATGAGGCGGAACTGGTCCAGGCTGCTTCGCAGCGGGTTTATCAGGCATCTGGGCAAACTCTCAATGATTTCTCCGCCGGCAACCCCCTCGCAGCGTTGCTGGAAGGGCAGGCTTTCGCCCAGGGAGAGTTGCTGTTCTGGGCCAACCAGTTACCGCAATCGATCCTGATTGAGTGGCTGGGTCCTTTCCTAGGTGCTATGCGGCGCCTCGGAACCCCTGCGGTTGCCCGT